AGCAAGCGGAGGAAATCTTCGATCGGAGCTAGATTAGGCATAAGCCTTATTAGCTCGCCGAGTTCGGCGACGGTCTCAACGTAGTTAGCGTTGATGATCGTCCGATGGTCGGACACAGCTTGCGATGCCGATACGTAAGCCGAACCAGCGATTTCATAGAAATTCCTATGAAGGTTACGGTCCAAGGCATAAAAATGCCTGGACCACCGAGCTTCAATTTCTTTAGGCTCATCGATGGCAGACCCTATATAGATGGTCACATGTGGAATCGTCTTACTGACAAACTCCATATGGCCAGGCTCATACGCAGGCTGGGGATAAGTTGAACCCCCAGACTTGCAAGAATGCCGAGTTACAGAAAAGTTACTGTAAAACGGCATCCAATATGGCCCGTACACGCCGGTAGGCGTGGACGTTATAAGGGTGTTGGCTTTGCGCATTAAGCGCCACTCAGGTGTCCATACGATATCTATATCATAAATACAACTGGTATAGTTCTCGTCTGGTGAATTCACCGAGTAGTACTCCTCACGGATCTGATAATGGAGACCACATTCGTAGTCTTCCTTCTCAAATCCCACACTTAGCAAGGACTGGGTGTGAACCCAAGGTCCTGCTTGCGAGCTAAAGTGTGGCTGTGGTTCTTCCGACTTTCGCCGGAAGATCTCTACAGCGTCCTCAAGACGGCAATAGTATTTGGTTGTCTTGTTACCCAAAAGGTTCAAGAAACCATTACCATCCATCTTGTAGGGTGATTGACAAACCCACTTATCGATATCCTCGTCCCAAAGGGACTCTGGAGTATGATAAATGGTTTCGTAAATCAACGAGGAAGGCGGCATCAGCGTTCCCTCCGTAGTTCCATGTATCACTCTTTTCTCTTTCTCGAAGCGAAGCTTATTGGCTTTGTCATCGGAAAGGACCCCTAAGGCAGTGCCTACCCTTGAAAGCATGCTTGCATAGAGCAAAGCATCTTCATAAGGGAGGTACTTAACCTTAAAAGGAGCAGAGTGACGTAACGAGAGTTGCTCAAAATGATCTGCGTCGTAAAGCGCGACAGGGTCGAAGGTAAAGTACTCCTTCGTTTGCCCCATCGGCGTTGCGATTAGCTGGTCAAAGAGCAGTCCACGGATCTGGGCTTCGGTATAAGTATTATCACCAAAGCCACTGTATGCGTAGGACCCAGGTTTAGGACCCAGGTTATAGTCCGATAGCTTAAAAAGGCTACGGACCATGACCGAGTGCCCGCCACCTGTACTCTG